ATTGCTCCAGATCCACATACAGATACATTATGTTTCTTCATAAAGTCTTTAATGTTTTGATTGTCAAATAGTCCAGCAATAATTTCATCAGCAGTTGGTCTTTGACCTATATGTCTTACATATGTTTCTGGTGAGATATTGTATTGCATAATCAAGTGAGGATATAGACTGTTTAAGTCAAATGATACTACCCACTTATGCATTCCAACTTGCGGATCTTTTACATAAGCTCCTTCTACTTGATTTTCTTTTTCACCAAATTGTTTAGGTGGTACTACAATTTTACTTTCCATTAAGAAGTTGTGTATAATGATATCCCACATACGCACAGATGTAAGTGAATCAATTAAGTTTACTCCAGCATCATAAGCAATAGTACATGCTTGCTCAAGTAGTTTCATCTTGTCATCTAACTTCTCAACTAACACTACATCTCGAATGTTATAGTCTAAGAATTTTTGATAGTCATTTTTGTATAGTTCGTTAAGCGTTCCATATTCAGAATAGTCAAGTTTCTTTTCACCAAGTTCAGCTTCACCAATATAATCTAATGCATAACTTTCTTGTTGAATATAAGTAAACTTTCTGTATAGACTTAGATAATCAAATATAGTCACACCATATATTTCTTTTGCTTCTGGTTCTTCTCCTTCAGTTGGTCTACCAAAGAATCTATCTTTTACTAATCCAAATGGAGATAGTTCCCACATAGCTTCTTTTGATAATACTCTTTGAATTCTATTACAAACATACGGAATGTCAAAAGTTTCAATATTCCAACCAGTAACAATATCTGGATCCAACTCTTTCCATAGAGCTATGAACTTATGCAACAAGTCAGCTTCACTAGCACACTTGATATATTTGTCATCTCCACTTGTTTTGTAATCACCACAACCAAGTATATAACTTTGACCATTACATCTTACAGCAATAGATAGTATATCCATATTAGCTGTTTGTATATTCGGAAAGCCTTCGTCGGATCTTGTCTCGATATCGAAGTTTAGAATGTTTAGTTGATTGAAGTCAAAGTCTCTTTTTTCATACTCATCATTGATATATGCATATGCAAATTGTTGCATACCATATACTGGATCATTAGATACTTTGTCTCTTGCTTGAATGAAGTCTCTTGCTTCTTTGATACTGTTGAATCCTCTTGGTTCAACTACTTCTCCAGTAATGGTTTTGAATGGAGATTGTTTAACTGTTGGAACAAATAGTGTAGGTTGATATGGAACTTCTCTTTGTTTATGTACACCATCCTCGATATATCTTTCAAGGATTACATTGTTGTATTGTTGTATACTTGTATAAAACTTCATGCGTTCTTCACTCTATCTCTTAGTCCACTCGTACTGAATGAATGATCTCTACTATTATACACAATATCGATATTGTTGTCAACACAATATTGTTTGCCAGTAAAGTCTTTTTCTATGTAATCGGATCCAATGATACGAACATCAATAGGTAAGGTCTTAAGTATATCTAAGACATCATCTTCAGTATTGTAGACAACAACTTCATCTACAAATCGACATGCAGTGATTTGAAGTTGTCTTTCAAAGATAGATTGAATTGGCTTGTTTTTCTCAGGTCTATCAACTGAGGGATCATTCTGTAATCCGACAATAAGGTAATCACAATTCTGTTTAGCTTCTGCTAACATTGCTACATGACCTGCATGTAATAAATCCATACAACCGAATGTTATACCGATTTTACCTTTGTCGCTAACGTCGCCGTTTAGCCACTTTAACATAATTTAATCTTGTAAAAATTCTTTTTCGTTAAGAAGTTGATTGACTGTATCTAATTTATCTTGTGCCTCAGCCATTTTAGAAATCTCCATTTCTATGGCTTGGACAATTTCTGGATGTTCTCCAATACCAACTGATTTCTGTTTGTAAATTAAAACATTAGCTTTAGCTACAGCCACATCACCTTCTAGTTTTTTCTTAAGTGCTTGCAATAGCATATCAGACATTCTCTAACCTGGTCATTAACCGTTCTGCTCTGTTGGTTACCTGGTTATACCAACGAGAGTCTCTACCCTCAACAGCAGCTGTTTTCCAATCACCTGCAAATAATGCTGCGTTGTGTTTACTAAACTTGCTTAATCTGGTTAAGCCCATATTAAACATCATATTAGCGACTATCTGTTTTACTTCTTGAGGATAGCCGTCCCAACCTTCGTGAAGTTTCTTGCAATCGCTTATAACTGACTCTACATCTTTTTCGAAGCACTCATCAACTCGATCTTCTCCAACCGGCGTGCCAACAGCAGCCCCATGTTCTGGGTCTCCTTCGAGGACAAGGTGCCCGATACCGAATGTAGGATAACCAAGGTGGTCGTTATAAATCTCATAGACCACTCCTTCATCTACTTTAAGAGTTTCCTTGAGTTGATCTACGTCTATTTCTTGCTTGTTTCTTCCGAACATTGCTTTTCTCCAGTTTGTTCCAAATTTTGTGGATTCTGCCTGACTTCATAAGTTTATGAAATGATTCAAACATATTTCCTCCATAATGTGTATATCTTATTTATAATCTAAAAATAAGGCCGCACGTATATCGTACGGCCCTATTATAAAGGCTAATGAGTTTAAAGTCAACTACTTGACTTTTATTTGTATAGGTTTCTCTGCCTCTGGGATTTCCCTAACCAGCTTAATAGCTAAGATACCATCTGAGTATGTTGCCTCTTTCACTTTAACATGCTCTGCTAATGCAAACACTCTCTCAAATGATCTAGCAGCAATACCTTGATGAATAAACTCTTTTGATACTTCTTCATCTTTTCCAGCTTTAACTCTTAGAGATAAGTCTTTCAAATCAATTGAAAAGTCTTTCTTGCTGAATCCAGCTGCTGCAATTTCAATCACAAATTGGTCTTCGTCCAACTT